GATGCAATGCCAATGAACACCAGTATGGGATTCCCGCTTTTCGGACCCAAAAAACGTAAGTTCAAGTACGTGATGATTGGTGAATATTGTGAAGATCGCATTCCAGATGAAGATATCATGACCGAGTACAATCGATTGATCGATTGTTGGACTCGAGGTGAGAGAGCATATCCTGTTACAGCAGCAACACTCAAGGATGAAGCAACACCTATTGGTTCAGAAAAAGTACGCGTTTTCCAGGCCGTGTCCATTGCGTTGGGTATGGCAATACGTAAATATTTTTTACCAGTAGTGAGGTTGTTGTCTTTATGTCCTGAACTATCAGAGTGTGCAGTGGGAATAAATGCCTTTTCTTCTCAATGGTCAGACATCATGGATCATGCTTTTAAGTACGCCCAAGGGCGTGCATTGGCACTTGATTATTCGAAGTATGATGTGAGAATGGGTGGACAATTGACCTATAATGGTTTTGATTTTCTCATTGATGCAGCAGGACTTTGTTCATACACTGATTTGGATTTGCGAATAATGTCGACCATGGTGGCTGACATCATTCATCCGTTGATTGATTACAATGGAACATTGATCATGGCTTATAATATGAACACATCGGGTAATAATGTGACTGTTTATATCAATAGCATTGTGAATTCGTTTTACATCCGAATGGGATTGTTTCATGCATGTCCAGAAATTGCTGACTTTCGTTCAGCTGCGTCTGCATTGACATACGGTGATGATTTTCTTGGAAGTGTGAAACAAGAGTTACGTGATCGTTTCAATTTCCGTGTTTACAAGGAATATTTAGCGAAGCACGGTATGAAGATCACAGAACCAAGCAAGACCGATGATGTCCATGATGATATGGATGCAAATGAAGCTGATTTTCTCAAGCGCCATTCTCAATTTATTCCAGAGATTAATACCAAAATCGGGAAACTCTCTAAGGAATCAATGTTGAAGCCGCTGTTCATGAACATCAAATCAAGCACAGAAACTCCTTATAATGTAGCAGTGTCGTGTGTAGAAACATACATGCACGAGCTGTTTGCACATGGGCGTGAGGAGTATGATAACGACAGACCCATAATTGAAGAACTGTGTACTCGAGCGTTGAACTTTGTTCCGCCTGCAGTCACTTTCACTTTTGACCAGAGAGTCGCAATGTGGAAGGAGAAGTACGAGGGTTCAGGTGGTGTAGTTGACCTGGACTAGAAAAATGTGAAAAACTGGATACCATACGATGTACAGTAGAGGCTTTATTTCATTAGACTACATATTTTACGTTTGCACGTTTGTATTTGTACATAATACATAAAAAACAGAAAAATTTATCCTTTGTTTAATTTATTAGGGTACTCGTGTCCGAAGCGAGCTCAACCAAGGAGTGCTTGGTCATCAATATGCGGTATAGTAAGTCCGCAAGCGCTGGATGGCGCGGAGCGAAAAGATTCCTTATCAGTGTCAGGAATTTTTGTTTCATTGACCCTCTATTGTTTATATGCAATTTACAAAGATTTGCAATTAGAGTGGCCGTCAATTGATGAAGCTCGGGATAAACGTCGTCAAAACAATGATGATATTGATCCCCACTCAGAGGAACTTCCAGTGAGTGTTCCTTCGTCTGAGATGATTTCTCAGAATGTAAAATTTGCAGATACTCATCCTGGGTATATGCAAGAAACTCCTGGTGATATTGATCACATACGTGATGCTGCGCTAGCATCAGATGCCACGTTGGACGAATATTTTAGCCGTCCATTACGTATAGCATCTATTGACTGGGGTGTTGGAGGAACTCTTTTTCAATCCTTAAACCCCTGGCAATTGTATTTTGAAAATGCGCGTGTGATCAATCGAATTGCTAATTACAAGCTGTTGAGAGCCAAACTACATCTCAAGTTTACGATTAATGGGAACGCTTTTCATTATGGTCGTATCATAGCAAGTTACAATCCTTTGCCTGCAGATGATTCCATGACAGTTAATAGGACATTTGTAGATGCAGATATCGTTGCTGCAAGTCAAAGACCGCATGTGTACTTGGATCCCACAAATTCTCAAGGAGGTGAGATGAAACTTCCTTTTTTTCACATATTACAATGTTCTGGATATTGTAAGTATGGATTGGAGAAATATGGGTGAAGTTGTTTTACATAGCATGCAAGGTTTGAAACACGCAAATGGTGCTACTGATACAGTTACTGTGAATGTGTTTGCCTGGGCTGAAGATGTTAAGTTTGCAATACCAACAAATTTTGAACCAGGAGCAATAGCACCACAAGCAGATGAATATGGAAAGAAACCTGTTTCACGAATTGCAGGCGCAGTTGCGAATGCTGCTTCCTATTTTACTCAAGTACCTGTTATTGGTCCTTTTGCTCGTGCTACTGAAATTGGATCACAAGCTGTTGGTTCTATTGCAACACTTTTTGGTTATTCATCCCCCGTGGAATTGGAGGCATGCATGTATAGACCATTGACCGTTTCGAATATTTC